GACATTAAATGCCACATTGGTAGGTAACGTAACTGGTAACGTAACTGGTAACGTAACTGGTAGTTCTGGATCATGTACAGGCAATGCCGCTACAGCAACATCGGCAACATCGGCTACAACAGCTGGCACTGTAACAAGTATCTCTGGCAACACTTTAACAAGTGGACAAATTACAACTGGTTTAGGTTTTACACCTTACAACAGTACTAACCCAAGTGGTTATACAACCAATGTTGGTACAGTTACTGGTGTCACAGGAACTGCTCCTGTGGTATCAAGTGGCGGCACAGCTCCTGCAATCAGTATGGCCGCGGCAACGTCCACAGTCAATGGTTATATGACCAGCACATACGCCGCTAAGTTGGATGGTATTGCCGCATCCGCTACCAACGTTACCAACAATAACCAATTGACTAACGGTGCTGGTTATGTAACTTCTGCAGGTAGTGTAGCATCTGCTAGTAATGCAACCACTGCTGGTGGTTTAGCAGTGGCGACAGGTCGCAACAATTCCGCCAATCAAATTGTTCGTACTGATGGCAGTGGTTATATTCAATGTGGATATATTAACTCGTCAAACGGAAATGAGAATAACGTTGCCAACGCTGACCGAGTTTGGGGTACCAATGGTAGTGACGATTATATGCGTACATATCGAACTTCCTCATTGAGTGTTGCCTATGCGGCCACAGCAGGCTCAGCCCCAGCCAATGGAGGAACTTCTTCAGCATGTTCAGGTAATTCAGCAACGGTTACGATTAACTACAACAATGATTCTAACGCAAGTTATCAAATGCTATGGGGATCTGGTAATAGTGTTTATGGAACAGCAGGCGTTACTCTTAATCCGTATACAGACTATGTCACAGCTACTTCATTCCAAGCCAGTGACTGGTTCCGTTCCAGTGGAAGCACAGGTTGGTACAATGGAACTTATGCAGTAGGTATCTATGCAACTGAAGCCAGCAACGTTAGAACATATAATAGCGCAAACTTTATTTCAGGCGGTAGTATTACTGCGGCAGGCGAAATAACAGCATACTCAGACGTTCGTTTAAAATCTAATATCAAAACATTAGAAGGAAGTTTGTCTAAGATATTGCAAATGCGTGGTGTCGAATACGATAAAGATGATGCACATCGAATTGGTGTTATTGCTCAAGAAGTACAAACAGTATTCCCTGAAGTAATTTCCGTAGAAGCAAATGAAACTCAACTATTAAGTGTAAACTACGGAGCGTTAGTAGCACCATTAATTGAAGCTACTAAAGAATTAAACACTAAAATTGAATCACAGGCAAATGAAATTGCAGAACTAAAAGCTCTGGTCCACCAATTGCTAAGTACTAAATAACACGAGAATTTAAATTATGGCAGGAAATTTACCAGCATCAGGAACAACGATTACCATGGGACGTACCCGAAATGCGTATAATCTTTCGGGTACGATTACGTTACGTGCAGGTCTAGGAGCACAGAAGCAGTACCCTGGGGCAAACACAACGTCAGCACCATGGCTGTTCAGTAGCCAAATGGGTGGCCAACCATATCCTGGCACATATTAATTTCACACACACCTAAGGAGAGAAACATGGACGTTAAACAATTATTGGCAAATGTGCCAATTGGTAGAAGTCAGTACGAATTTGATAATTTTGTAACTGGCTCAGCAAATTCTGAAGCTCGTTATCTGCGAGACTTGTTGTTAGAAAAAGAACAACTAGAAAAAGAAATTGTAGCAACAAGAGAAGATTTCCGTCACAACGACAAGTGTCAAAAAGAATTAGCTCAAATTGATACTATCTTATCCAATTTTAACGAAGAACAATTGGTACAAACATTAACCAATTTTGAAGCAGAAGAAGGCCAATATTGGGCGGCCCACCTGGGCAAAGTAGCGGCTATCGAAACTCTAACACAGGGTAGAGCGTCGACTGCTACACTGGATAAACTTGCATTGTTACCCATTGAAGATTTTAAAAATAGTGTAATCATTACCAATAGAATTATGGAATACATCCGCAGTACCACAGCACGAATCGAACAAGAAGCGTTCGGTGACACCGCTGAAGGCCTAGGTAGCGGTAGCGTCGAAGGATGAGTTTACTTAAACAAGCATTACATCAGAAACAACATCAGCAAGCAATTGAAGAAAACGTTTCTGACGTAAGGGTAGCTATCTGCGTACCTTCGCGTGATATGGTGCATACAGTGTTTGCTTTTGGTCTAGCAGAACTTATGGCGTATAATACACAAAAAGGTATTAACACAAGTGTACATTTTAATATGGGTACACTAGTAGTGAATCAAAGAGAAACGTTGGTTCAACAAGCACTGGAAGTCGGAGCCACGCATATTATGTGGATAGACTCTGACATGAAGTTTCCAAAAGATGTAATAGAAAAATTGTTGTCACACAATAAACCAGTTGTAGCAGGCAATTACGCAACAAGACGTAGCCCGTATAAAACTGTAGCATTCAAGAAGATTTTAGATTGGCGCAGTTATTTGGTACATAATAAAGACGACAAGGGTTTAACAGAAGTAGAAGGCATAGGTATGGGAATGATGCTAGAGCGTACAGATGTTTATAAATTGCTTCCTAAACCGTGGTTTTCATTAGAATATCAAGCAAAAAGTAACGATCATATGGGCGAAGACATGTATCATTGCAGAGCATTAAAAACTCAAGGGTATACTGTATATGTTGACCATGAGATAAGCAAAAAACTAGGACATATAGGAAGTTTTGCTTACACAGTTAGTATGGTTGAAGCTAATTTAGAATAACCTGTGGACATTTCAATAATAGCGGCCTGTGCCGCTATTTTTTTGAATAAATATTAAAATACATAACCGTTTGGAATTCAAATGTTAAAAACAAGAGCTCAAAGTCAATACATCCTAAACACCGATAATCAGGATCAGATCCTAGTAAATGATGTCGGTGATTTACAAGTCCTACATGGCAATTTAATATTGGCACAAAATCCAACACTGGGTTCACATGCTGTAACAAAATCCTACGTCGATAGCGTTGCTGTAGGTTTGAGTGTTAAAGAAAACTGCCAAGTATTATCAGCCGACAATATTAATATTGCCATCGCCCCTGCCGAAATAGACGGATATACTCTTAAGAATAAAGATAGAATATTTGTAGTAGGACAAATTTTTGCCCCGCAAAATGGTATCTATATATTCTCTTCTGCAGGTGCACCGCTGGTAAGAGCATCAGATGCGAACTCGGCGACTTCTATCAATAACGGCATGTATGCGTTAGTAACAGAAGGTGATATATACGCAAGAACAGGTTGGATATTAGTAACAGATAATCCGATTACAGTTGATGTAACTTCGTTGACATTTGTACAATTTACTGGTGCAGGTAGTTTATCAGCAGGCACAGGATTGGTATTTACTGGCAATCAAATTGCCGTAAGGACAGGCCATCCTGACAGAATTACTGCTGATACCGATGGCCTAGACCTAGCAATCACTGGCGTGACCCCAGGTTCTTATAACGGATTTTTAGTTGATGATTATGGACGAGTAGTTACTGCAACCGAGCAAAATTATCTACAATCAAATCAAACAATAACAGTAACGGGCGACGCCACTGGATCCGGTAATACTGCGATTGATTTAACTCTAATAGATACTGGTGTTGAGTCTGGAAACTGGAACGGTATTTCAGTGGACTCTAAAGGAAGAATCACAGCATTAACTAGTGATGTATTTTTAACAGACAATCAAACAATTACTATCAGTGGTGACATCACTGGCACTGGGCAAACAAGTATAATAGCTACATTAGAAGATACAGGGGTAATTGCTAATCTATATGGTAATGCTACAACTGTAGCGTCTTTTGTTGTTGACTCTAAAGGAAGAATAACAACTGCAACAGATCAATCAATAGCGTTTCCGGTTGACAGCGTGGCAGGAAAATATGGTGACGTCGAACTTACAAGTTCAGATGTTGGATTAAGTAATGTATTAAATTCACCACAGGTAATCAACACTTCCGGAGTTCCTAGTATTAGTGCAGGAACAACTGCTAGTAGGCCTGGCGCGGCACTGGTAGGTAGATTATATGTATCAACAGACACATTATCCATAGCTAGAGATAATGGTGGATCTTGGGAAATTTTACGACCAGCAGTGGCAGGCGATGTTGTTATTCCAGCAAATACAGGAAATTCTACATTAAGTACTACTGGTATTACTGCTGGCACATATACAAAATTAAGTGTTGATAGTAAAGGCCGAGCATTTTTAGGATCTAATATAACATCATCTGATGTAAAAACATATTTAGGTTATACACCTTTGAATAAAGCAGGAGATACAATTACCGGCACGTTCGGAGTAACAGTTGGAAGTACAACTGCACCTAGTATATATTTTGGATCATCAACTGCATCTGGTTTATTCAGTGGCAACGTTGACGAAATTAGCATTGTAACGGCTAACAATGATAGACTTAAAGTTAATAGTTTTGGTAAAGTTTTAATAAATGCCACAGATAACGGCGTAGATTTACTTCAAGTTAACGGTTCTATTAGTGTGGTCGGTACACCATATATGGACCAACAAGTGGCCACAAAGAAATATGTCGACGACCAAGTTGCCGCAAAAGATAATACTGATGAAATTGTAGAAGGCTATAACAATTTATATTTTACCACAGTCAGGGCAAGAACATCAATAAGTGCAGGTGGTAACTTATCTTATAATTCTACAACAGGAGTTATGAGTTACTCTACACCTAATACCAATGGTATTGCAGAAGGATCTAATAATTTATATTTTACTACAGCAAGAGCAAGAGCAACATTATCAGCACAAGGTAATGGGTTATCGTACGATTCAACTACCGGTATTATTTCTTCTAATGCTACAAATGCTAACGCAGGAAGTACAATAGTTTATAGAGATGTCAGTGGAAACTTTAGTGCTGGCATTATTACAGCTTCATTATCAGGAAATGCCAGTACAGCAGGTAATTTAATTTCTTCTAGACTTATTGCGGCCACAGGCGACGCAAGTTGGCAAGTATCATTTAATGGGTCATCAAATGTAAGTGCCGCACTTACATTAGCAAACACGTCAGTGACTGCCGGTACATATGGCGGCGGCTCAACATTTAGTCAATTGGTAGTTGACTCAAAAGGAAGAATCACTAGTGCCAGTGATATAGCATTAACCAGCGGACATATAACTACAGCATTAGGATACACTCCTCTTAATAGAGCCGGTGATACAATGGCGGGCGCACTAGTAGTATTAGCACCATCCGAATCCAATCATGCCGCAACCAAAGAATACGTAGATACTGCATTATATGGCTTATCGAATATTACTGCCAAAACTCCAGCATCGTGTACTACTACTGGATCAAATATTACGTTGTCAGGGTTACAAACAATAGACGGATATACTACACAAGCAGGAGACAGGGTACTGGTTAAAGACCAAACAAATGCATACGACAACGGTGTATATGTTGCATCTGCCAGTACATGGACTCGATCTACTGATTTAGATTCCAGTGCTGAAATGGTAACAGGTGTATACATGCCAGTACTATACGGAAGTATCTATAGTGCTTATAGTTTTGTGCTAACAACGCCGGCTCCAATTATACTAGGAACAACAAACCTTTCATTTGGTATATTCCTAAGTGCTCCTACTGTATCAGCCGGCGCAGGCCTTACTAAAAATTATAGTGAAATAAATGTCGGAACAGCAAGTTCGAGTAGAATTGTAGTAAATGCGGATAATATTGATTTAGCAACTACAGGAGTTAGTGCAGGAACATATAACACAGTAACCGTTGACGCATACGGTAGAGTTAACACAGCATCAAACGCCGCATACCTATTAGGAAATCAAACAATAACACTTACTGGTGACATTAGCGGCTCGGGTTCTACTAGTATTGCTACTGTATTAGGTATAACCGGTGTTACCGCTGGCACATACGGAGATGCAACCAGCGTCCCAAGATTTACGGTATCTCCACAAGGTAGAATTACAGCAGTAACTAATACAAATATAACTTACCCTGTTACTACAGTGGCAGGCAAATCTGGTGCAGTAGTGTTAACAAGCAGTGACGTTAGCTTAGGCAATGTAGTAAACAGTTTACAAGTTATCAACGCAGGAAATACGCCAAGCATTGCACAAGGCGCGGCGAGTACTCGTCCATTGTTTGGATCAGCTGGCCGACTATGGTATAGCACTGATATTAAATCGTTGTATAGAGATAATGGAACAGGCTGGGATTTAATACAGCCAGCAATCACAGGAGATATCGCGGTTGCCGCAGGCGGAACGTCAGCAGTACTGGCTACAGTTAATTCCAATATTGGATCGTTTAATACAGTAACAGTCAACGCCAAAGGACTGGTAACAGGAGCAAGTAATACAGCATACATTACAGGTAACCAATTAATTACAGTAACAGGTGATGCCACTGGTAGCGGCTCAACAGGTATTAGTTTAGTACTAGCAGATGTAAACACTACCATTGGCCAATTTGGTACTACTACATCTGTTCCACAATTAACAGTTAACAGTAAAGGTTTAGTAACACAAGTTGGAAATTTATCAATAGCATATCCGGTATCAAGTGTAGCTGGCCGAACAGGTGCAGTTACATTAGCTAAAGCAGATGTTGGCCTAGGCAATGTAGCAAACAGCCTGCAGGTTATTAATGCAGGAAATGCAGTTAGTGTAGCAGTAGACACTACAGTTAATCGCCCAGCGGCTGGTACTCTTGGACGAATATTTATTGATACTACTGTTAACACATTATATAGAGATACTGGTTCAACATGGCAAGTGATTCAACCCGCCATTACCGGGGACATTACAATTAGTGCTGGCGGCACATCGGCTACTCTTGCGGCTTCTGGAGTTAGTTCCGGAACATATAATACTGTAACTGTAGATACCAAAGGCAGGGTAACAGCTGGATCAAATACATCATACTTAACAGGTAACCAAACTGTTACTCTTAGCGGAGATGTAACTGGTAGCGGTAGTACAAGCATAACATCCACTTTATCAGCCACTGGTGTTAGTGCGGGAACATACAATAGTGTAACCGTTGATACTAAAGGACGAGTTATAAGTGGTAGCATAGTTTCTGTAACAGAAACTAGTACATTAGAAAACGTAGTAAGCCGCGGCGCAACATCTACGTATGCAATATCAATAACCAATGGCACAGCCTCTACTAGTACTATAACAGGTGCATTAAAAGTAAGCGGCGGCGTTGGCATTGGCGGTAATTTATGGGTAGGCGGAACAGTAAACGGTAGCGGATCTGGATTGACCAGTGTTAATGCATCTACAATAACTGCATCTGACTATTCTACTAATACAGCATTGTATCCAGTGTGGGCAACAGCAGAAGGCGCTGGCACAAAAACGTTAGGAGTTGCAACCAGCATATCGTTTAATTCAAATGCGGGATCATTATCATTGGTTAACTCATTAACAGTGACAGGTAGTGCTGTTACTAGTATTGTTCCTTCATCATTTACAGATGCCACTGAGTCGTCTAGTACCACCACTGGAGCATTAAAAGTCACAGGAGGTGTAGGTGTTGCCAAGAATTTATATGTTGGCGGCAATACAGTTATAACAGGTAACTTAACAGTTAATGGAACTACTACTACCTTAAACACAGCAACATTAAGTGTAGCAGATAATATTGTTACATTAAACAGTGATTATACCAGTGGTGTACCTTCAGAAAATGCAGGCATTGAAGTTCGCCGCGGAGCGCAGGCAACAACTGCATTGCGTTGGTTAGAACAAGGGTCTAGCGGCAAATGGCAACTAACCAATGACGGAACTACATATTCGGATATTAGATTTGGCTCAGCATTAATTAATATTGCCACTGAAACAACAGGTAATTATGTAGCCGGCATAACCGCAGGAACAGCAATATCTGTGACAGGTAGTGGATCAAACGGAGCAACTGTTACAATTAATAATACAGGTGTAACAAGTAACGTTGCAGGCACAGGTATCACAGTAAGTGGTGCAACGGGTGCAGTTACTATTACTAACTCAGGTGTTACTAGTATTACTGCAACAACTCCAATCGTAGCATCTGCGGCCAGCGGCGCCATAACATTGACACATGCTAACAGCGGCGCAAGCGCCGGAACATATGGATCAGGCACCGCTATTCCAGTAATTGCAGTCAACGCATCAGGCCACATCACTGGTTTAAGTACAACCGCAGTGACAGCATTAACCACAGTACAAGCAGTAGACAGTGATTCTGGATATTCTTGGAGCGCAACTGGAACAAGTGCGGCTGGCACTAACTTACGTATGATTAGTGGTTCAGGGATAGATGTTGACGTTGATACTGCTAACGTAGCACTACGTGTAACGAATACAGATAAAGGATCATCACAAAGTATCTTTAAGAACATTGCAGATAGTGGTGGTACTACACAGTTTAGCGCAGGGTCTAACAGTGATTCGTTACGTTTTGCGGCATCTGGTATTGCCGGTGTTAGTTTTAATTCTGGCACCAAAACAGTAACAATAAGTGCAACTGAATCAGATACATTAAGTAGCGTAACAGGCCGCGGCAATAGTACTGGCTCGGCAATTAGCATTACCAATGCAACTGCGGCATCTAGTACATCAACAGGTGCATTAGTTTTAGCAGGAGGAGTAGGAGCTCAGGCATATAGCTACTTTGCTGGACTGGGATCAACCGCTAAAATTACACCACGTATGACTGGTGTAAGTCTGGGTACTGGTAATAGTGGTCAGCTTGAAATTAACAACGCAGGCAGTGGAGCATGTAATATTACTTTCCATAGGGAAGGAGTATACGGCGCCCACTTTGGTTTAGACACTGATAATTGGTTTAGCACATTCGGATGGAGCGCAGGTTCCGGCTATACTAATATGCGCCATGGCGCATTAGATGCACGTGGTGATGTTACCAGTACTGGTGAGATTACTGCGTATTCTGATATCAGATTAAAAACAAATATCGAATTAATTCCTGACGCACTGGGCAAAGTATTACAGTTACGTGGAGTAACATTTACACGTATTGATTCTGGAATACATGCTACAGGATTGATAGCACAAGAAGTACAAAAAGTATTACCACAAGCAGTTAAAGAAGCACCAGAAGGTGACATTTTAACAGTTAACTATGGAAGTATGGTTGGTCTGTTAGTTGAAAGTATTAAAGAACTTAAATCTGAATTAGACGCAGTAAAAGCTGAATTAGCAGAATTACGCGGCAAGTGAACGGCAAGCTAAAAACTTGCCTTTCCATCGTCTTACCTTAGGCATCCAATACAATGCCGCGCCTTCGTATTCACTATACTGAGAAAGGTGTTGACAACGAGCAAAATCGTTGTCGCAGGCTTCCATTAAATCTTCTCGAAAGGCGTCATCATAAATTAATTGACGGCTAACTGCATTATAAGACTCAGTAGTAAAACAATGTGCCACTTCAAAGTACCAGCGTTGAACGTAACTAATATTGTCTTGGTATAGTCGATTAAGGTAGGGATTGAAAAAACGTTTGTTCCAGCAGTGAACAAGTTCTATGCTTTTGAGTTCAACAAACTTATACTGAGGTTCTGGTAGTTTGATGAAAGGAAAGGGTATTACTTCGGCTGTCATTTTCGTTTGTTCTTATATGTGTAATCATTGCATCAAGTTTATTTCGGAAACTCTTACTTAATAAAAGTGACCTAGCACCTTGATGTAATGGCTTAGGCCAAAAGCCTAAATTAACCCAGCAGTAACCTGCACTCTCATGATTAATAGTAGGGATAAATTCTTCTTGTACAACACAACAAAAACTGTCATATATGAATCCATTGTCTTTGCTACGATACTGGTGCAATGGATATACTTTTAAAAGATCAGGAACAAATCCTATTTCTTCTTGTATCTCACGCATTAATGTTTGACTTGGACGTTCGTTATTTTCTTTTTTACCACCCCATAAACTCCATGTTAGCGGAAAGCTACAGTCAATGCTACGTAACTGCATTAATATTCTATTTGTTTCTATGCTATAAAATATAGCACCAGTAGCATTTATCACCTTCACAAATATAATCTCCAATAGCCTTCTCGGTATATTCCTTGATATACATCAATCCATTGATTATCGACCCATTTGTATTTTAACATAGTGTTTGCATTTGTGACAATATTTAGTGCAGTAACAGCTGACGCATCAAATACTACATTCCATTGATTACCATCAAATTCTATTATATCATTTTCATCTGCTTGTAGATTCGTCCATTCAGGAACCAGCGGCAATGATGCAACTAGTAAATATCGTTGATGTATTGCGGCATGAGGCAGATTACCGGCTCCCGGCGCATTTTTAGCAGGATCAATAATGCCATTCACCATTGATATAGTATTAGCAGGTAATGTAGTTTGATCAATACTAAAATGTAATCGCGTAGTATCATTTTCGTCATATACAATAGTACCAATGATGTCGTCATCTTTCCACCCTGGACTTGGCACATCAGGTGGCCTTAATCTTAACTGACTAACTCCGGGCCTTAACTCGCCATAAGGTTTTAACTCATTTAACCAATCCAATGCAGTAGATGGATTGTGTTCAGTTTCTCCGTTTAACAACAAATATACTTTATCACCATCAACTTCGATTCTTCTGTTTTCGAATGTTAATACAATGTATTGTTTTGCTTCGTCTGTTGAAAATGTTTCTTTAAAGTTATCTAAATTAAACTCTGTACTAGCAGTACTAATACTACCAATAACATTATAAATTAACACTTGACGTTTAACCTTAGCTGGCGGATTAATCCAAATTGGCATTGTAAACGTTGCAGTAGCAAAGTCAATTTGCTCATCATTGCCAACAGGCAAACTTCGGTTACTCCATGATATTGAAGTCATTTCAACATAGGTTAATGCACTCCAGTCGAATACATTTCCACTGCTTCTAATATTAACGCTGGGATTAAACATTACTGCAAGTTGTTCTAATATTTGCATTTTTTGATCAGTATTGGAAGTAGCAATATCAACTGCAACTTCTATATCATAGGGAACAGGCATGTATCTTTCAATAGTATAAGTGTCACCCGATTCGTTGTCATATTGTCCTGTATTTTGATTATACTTCTTTTCAAATACTTGAACCTTGTCTTGAAACGTTGGATTGTTTCGTCGGCCTGCACTCATGTTAAAAGAGTTAATATGTACACTCATTATTGGTAGCGTGTTTAATGTGTTCTCACTATTGTTAGACATAATATGAGCGACCATTCGACTAACATCTCCGTATCGAACTGGAACACGTTGAAAGATTTCAGTGCCGTCTTTATCGACGCCCATCCTAACGCTTAGGCCTGCAAACAATCTTATAAATTGTTCCAAGTATCTTTTTATCTGTTGGTCATAAAAGAATTGATTCATTAATTATCTGCCTTGGGTTTTTTTCTATTAACAACAATTTTACTAAGTGCTTGTTTCTCATCGAATTCTCTCTTACCGATAGCAGTAAGATTTTCATTATTAATGAATCCACCAGCATTAATTGTTCTACTAGTCCATGTGCTGGTATCGGTATTATCTAATAGTCGATGCCAACGTTTACCTCTGTATTGAAATAAACGATTAGGTTTGAAGTCATTTCTAATGTACATGTCACCTTGATTAGGCTCAAGAGGGAAACTCTCTCCAATTGGTACTGGGTCTCCTGGATTCCACGAATGCCCTTCTTCTGCATAGTTAACCAAATGTTGTGTAAGCGGGCTAACTGTTGGACTATTACTTTCTGCTTCTGCAACAACTGCGTCAGTGATATCTAACAAAGTAGATAGTGCTCCTTGTTGTGAGCTAATACTGGTTGGATCATTGGGATCTCCAAGTATGCCTTTAAATTCTTGACTATCTGTTAACGGTACACATTTTACACGCCATATGTGCGGATACCATGTGGGACTATATCCTTCTTGTCCTTTAGATGCATCTTGTACTACATAAAATTTTCTAACAGGATCCTTGCTCATATCTAACGCAGTGTCATCCAATTGATGAGGAAGCTCTAACACATCGCCAGCCATTAACTTTCTGCCCATTCGGGTAATCATATCGTTAATATGAAAACTAATAAAAACAGTATCGGTTTGCAAGAACAAACCAAACTGGCTCAAATCAAAATCAGACTCACTGATTTGATATACTCCGCGCAATTCGTAGACATCAGGATCATATTTACGATCTCTATTTTCTAAGAATACAATATCCTGTATTGTAATTTCAGGCAAATCCTTGTCTTTTATTTTGTCGTCACTGACGTCAGGCCCCAAGTATTTGTGTACATATACTCCAGTACCGCCGTGTTCGAACTGAGCCTTAACTTGCCCATCTATAAAATAAAAGTCCTTACCTTTTTGTGGTTTCCAAAGCGACAAACGTGCCATTACGTATCCTAATAGTAGTATTTATGGATTTGACAGTTTAATATTTTTCTGCTATAATATAACACATGGAAATTAGAACGAGCTTGGACTGGGCAGAAGTTAGTAGCGAACTGAGAACTATTGGAAATAAAGCCCACCGTGACCCAAAATTAAACAAATTACTTAATAACATAGGTGAAATGGTTAGGGTTGCATCTAACATGGAAATTGAAATCAGACGTAAACAATCGATTCCGAGTAAGTATACAGACTTAATAGCCAAAATTAATGAAGAGATCCAAAATTTGGAAATGTTATTACTAATGGCTACTTTGGCAAAATAATTGACAAGTAAATCAATTTATTGTATAATACACTTTTATATGGAGAATTCACATGGCTAGAAAACCGGTAGACAAATCAGGCCTCCCCAAACAGTTACACGCCAGAGCCGGCGATTCTAAGTTTGTGGGCGACGAGCCAATGTGGACTGATATCACAATTACTGCCGCCAATCGCCGTATTAAATTGATGCAAGCATTAAATTGGTACAATTACAATTGTGATGCAAAGCAGAGCAACGAATTTGTAGTGCAGTTTATTGCAAAGTATCCTAAACGTAAAAAACAAGCAGAAGCATTAAAAAATGCTTCTGGCATTCCTACTACATACGGTTGGATATGCCGTATGGTTCTAATGGGATATACTCCATTGTATTCGGAACTAAAGCGTGTAATTAAAGTTATAGATTCTGCATTGCCCGAAGAAGCAAAAGAAAAGAATACAAAAAAAGAAGCAGAAGTATGGAAGCCTAATATCCAAGATAGACTTCGAGAAATGATGCACGATTGTGCAGGAGAGATTGAAGGTAGCATTGACGACTTTGTACTCAGCGGATGTAAAGAAGATAAAATTGGAGCATTCCAAACATTAAAAAAGCACAATGTACCGCAGGTGCAAGCTGGCAAGATGATTGCTATGTTCCAACCGCAGGTTTTGGAAATGGAAGAATTGCTAACTGGTAAAGATGCACAATTAGTAGAAGGCTACAGTAATTTTACTAAAGCTCAACAAAAAGCCCTGCTCAAAGCATACACTCTGATAATTAAAGATCTTGAAAGTTATGTTAACACTAAAAAGGTAACACGTAAGCCTAGGCTTGCTAAACCAAAGAGTGCAGAAAAAATAACAGCAAAAGTAAAATTTAAGAAAGAAGATCAACAACTAAAAGTAGTTTCAGCACAGCCCACACAGATTATCGGGGCAGGCGAAGTTTGGGTATTCAATACTAAAACACGTAAACTAGGATCTTATGTTGCAGATAGTTTGCATGGACCATTGGGAATTAAAGGTACCAGTATCACTGGATT